GCATAGGGCCGAGGATGGTGTCAGCCTCCCCAATCAGTACGTGTTGAATCTTGGGGGGGTGGGTCAGAATCTGGCCGGGGGTGGGTCAGAATCTGACCGGGGGGTGGGTCAGAATCTGGCTACAAACCAGGAAGTTAAACCAGGAATAGAACCAACGGCACCCGCCTGGGTGTTTGACCTGTTCCCTGACGTCTCGCCAGAGGTCGTCACCGAGTTCCACAAAGTCCGCAAGACCCTTCGCGCCCCGATCACCGGGCTCGCCGTGAAGGGCATCCGCCGCGAAGCAGCCAAGGCTGGCATGTCCATCGAGGCCGCGCTCCTGATGTGTGTCGAGCGTAGCTGGCGCGGGTTCAACGCTGACTGGGTCAAGGACAAGGGCCAAGCCGCACAGAGCTTCGACTGGGCCAACGAGTTGAAGGGGGCTGTCTGATGAACCCCAACCTCGACAACCTCCTGTCGCGACTCGACAAGGTCAAGGGCCGCAACGGCAACTACATCGCTTGCTGCCCCGCGCACAAGGACCGCAGCCCCTCGATGACCATCAAGGAAACCGAGGACGGCAAGATCCTGATGCACTGCTTTGCCGGTTGCTCCATCGGTGAGATCGCCGGAGCCATTGGCTTCGACCTGTCCGATCTGTTCCCGCCAAACGACCGCCAGGACTACGGCCAGCCGCAGCGCCCAAGCCGCCCCCGCTTCCTTGCGTCCGACCTCCTCAAGGTGATCAGCCTCGAGGCCACCATCGTCGCCGTCGCTGCCTATGACCTGTCCACCGGCAAGCCCATCACGGAGTCCGACCGCGCTCGCCTGAGCGTCGCCGCCTCGCGCATCAACGAAGCACTGGAGTTGTCGCAATGAGTTCGCTGACCTCCATCACTGCCGTTGCCGAGCGCCTCGACGCCGCACGAAACACACGCCTCAAGGAAACACGGGTTGACTTCGACTCGTACATGAAGGGTCGTGAGACTGACATTGGCAACATCAAGCAGTCCACCGACTTCCGCGAAGAGCTGATCGACGAGTTCTTCGGCGACCAAGAACAGAGTGGCAAGGCGCTGCCCTGGATCAAGAGCCGCGATCTGTTCCGTGTCCGGCCAGGCGAGGTCACCGTGTGGACCGGCTACAACGGCCACATGAAGTCGATGGTCACCGGCTACGTCATGCTGGACCTGATGCACCAGGGCGAGAAGGTGTGCATGGCTTCGTTCGAGATGAAGCCGCGCAAGACCCTGCGCCGCATGGCCAGCCAGTCCATCGGCACCCGGCACCCAACAGAAGAGTACGTCCACAAGTTCCTCGACTCGGTGACCGACAAGCTGTGGCTGTACGACCAGCAAGGCGAGACCACACCCGAGCGAATCCTTGGCGTCATCTACTACTGCGCCGAGCAGCTTGGCGTGACGCAGTTCGTGATCGACAGCCTGATGAAGGTGGTCGCCAACGAGGACGACTACAACGGACAGAAGCGGTTCATGGGCCAACTGTGTGCCGCCGCCAAGGATCTGAACATCCACATCCACCTCGTCCACCACTCACGCAAGCGTGACGACGAGAGCAAGCGCCCCGGCAAGCAGGACGCCAAAGGCACGGGCGCAATCGTGGATCAGACCGACAACTTCGTCGCGGTCTACAAGTTCCCGAAGAAAGACGGGGACGACGACGACAAGCCAACGCATGGCCTGTATGTGGACAAGCAGCGCCACGGCGAATGGGAAGGGCTCATCGCCCTGTGGTTCAACGACGAGAGCCTCCAGTTCTTGGAAGGTGCAAGAGACAGGAGAGCTCACTATGTCTGAGTCCGAATTCAATTCACACAGGGCCGTGCGCAAGGCACTCGAGAGAGCCGCCGATCTGCTGATGGATCACGGCATCATCCGCACCGGCCACGAGCTCGAACAGGTTTGCGAACAGATTCGCAACCTGGCTCCGCCATCAAGACCAGGAGTGATCCAGGTCATGATCAGTCAGATCGCGATCATGGTGTCAAACGCGCCACGCGATACCGTCATTGGTCTCCTGCGAGACAAGGGCATACCCGCACGCCCCGGCCCAGGCAAAGACCCAATGCGCTTCAGCACATCTATTCAGGTAGATCGCGGATGGCTGGAGTGCATCGTTGATGCGAGGTCAGGCAACTACCTATTCCGCTGGGAAGAAGACGGGGTGCCTTTCTGATGGACGCCGAACAGAAACGCAACAGGAACCGCGAGCTCATGCCCAACGTCGCCGAGATGGTTGACGAGTGGCGCAAGTTCTTCCCGGGTCTCAAGGTCATCTGGGCCGAGGACTTGGAAACAGGCCACAGCGTGGGCACGAAGCCCGAGCCAGAGAAGCATGTGTTCGAGATCCCGCCAAGGTACGAGCCCACGAAACAGATTGAGCCGAAGTCGAGAAAGGAACGCAAATGACAAAGCCAAAAAAGAACGAGGAACCAACCCTCGATCAACTGACGATGAGAGACCTGGCATCCCTCTTTGTTCTGTCGGGTCTGTTGTCTCACAGCAAGGCGGTCAACACCGACGCGCCGTGGGTCGTGACCAAGGCCGACGAGATCGCTGATGAGTGGGTCAAGAGGAGAAAGCCATGAGTCAAAAAGCAGAAGAGCGTTTGGCCGAGCTGCGCCAGATGTCCGATGAATTTGCAACAGCCTATGCCGACCGCATCTACCTCGAGGAATTTCGCAAGAGCAAGCTCGCGATCCTCATGAAGAAGGCCGAGGTCGCAGGCTACTCATCCGCCGCCGCGCAAGACCGAGAGGCACGCGCCGACAAGGAGTACCTCGATCTGTTGCTGAACCTCAAGACCGCAACCGAGAAGAGCGAGCGTCTGCGCTGGCATCTCGAGGTGGCGAAGTTGGGAGTTGCTGTGTGGCAAACGCAGAACGCCAACGAACGAGCAGAGCGGAGGGCGTATGGAGCGTAAGAAACAGACGGCAACAGTTGCAGTGCAAGCGGTGCAGCAGCGGCGCGACTACCGCAAGGAGCTGTGGATTGGGGTGGCTGTTGCGGTTGCGCGAGCTGAGAACGCAAGGTCGAAAACAGTTCCGGCTCAGTGGGCCAATGAAGCGCTCGCAGAATTTGACAGGCAATTTAAGGAGACGAAATGAGCGCATTGAACAAACAGGTTGCTGGCGACCACTACAAGAGCCAGATCATCCAGCCCGTCGAGTACATCCATGCCAACGAGATCGGGTTCTTCGAGGGCAACGTCATCAAGTACGTCACACGCTGGCGAGACAAGGGTGGCATGGCCGACCTGGAGAAGGCCAAGCACTACATCGAACTGTTGATGGAATTGGAAGGACGCAAGAATGCAAACCCTCGCTGAAGCACAACACGCCGGTCAACAGGGAGCCCTGACCGCAGCTCAACACGCCGACTGGGACAGCATGGGCTGGACACAGAAGGCATCCATTCTGTTCCTCGACTACGCCAGGGACGTGATGCTGGGTCAACCCTTCCTCACCGAGGACGCTCGCGCCTATGCCGAGACCAAGGGTCTGGCCCTGCCGCCCGACAACAGAGCGTGGGGCTTCATTGCCAAGGCCATGCGTGAGTCGGGGCACATCGTCTTCGCAGGCTATGCGCCAGCCAAGTCATCCAACGGTTCGCCGAAGTGCCAGTGGAGGCTGTGGTGAGGAAGCCGATTCCCCCGCACATGACCTTCACGCAAGCCCTCTCGAGGGGCTACGTGGAGCGCATGGAGGACCGGGCCTACATGGACTGGGTCAAGCGCCTGCCTTGCGTCTCCTGTGAAGCGCCAGCCGACGATCCACACCACCCTCATGGCGTGGGGTTCAAAGGAATGGGCACCAAGGTGCCGGACTACTGGGTCATTCCCTTGTGCCGCAACTGCCATGACGCCCTGCATCACAACGTCGCGGGATGGGAAGGGGTCAACGGATTGCAGATGCACCATGCCCTCATGACTGTGACCCGGGCGATCTACGAAGGGGTGCTCAAGTGATTCGACTCAGTCTCTCCATAGGCGGCGCAACCTGCAAGGCGGAGGGATGCCGACTGCCGTCGCGTCTGTTCGGCGTCTGTCGAGAGCACGAGCCGATCCACATTGGAGAGTACTTCGATGAGGCTGTTCGGTCTGGGATGTGCGACACCAGCAGGCCAGCCTGCTTCAAGGACGACACCGAGTGGCGCGAGTACGTGGCCGCTTGGGTCGTGGCCAACTACAACACGTTCGGCGCTCGAGCCCGGGTGGATTACTGCCGCGACTGCAACCTGAAGTTCAAGGCCGAGATGATGCAGGCCAACAGATGCGACCACCATGAGGTCGTGTTCATCCGGTCGGACAAGTTCCAGGGGGACGTCATCGGGGTGTCTGTTGACAAGGACTTCAAGCACACGCAGGCCTGGGAGACAGCGGTCTTCGGCGTCGCGGGTGATGTGATCGCCATGCCACCGCCCGACGTGCTCGAGCGCAGCCTGAATAGAATCGCGGAGAAGACGGCCAAGAAGAAGCGCGGCCCCAAGTTCAAGAAAGACCGAAAGCCCGAATGATGTTGATGTTGCCTTACCCAATCAGTACGAACAGATATTGGCGGACCTTCCGGGGGCGGACGGTGCGCAGCAGTGAGGCGCTCGAGTACAAGGACGCAGTGCAGGAGATCGCCCACG